CATCGTCGCCCGCTGCACCCACCAAGGCGGCGTGTCGAGCGCGATGCTCACCCAGCAGATCGGCGGCACCGGGTCCGCATCCTACTTCCTGGGCCGGGCCCGGGTCCTTTAAGAGAGAAGGACTGACCAGATGCCATCTGGCGCGAGGGGCTATAGCGACGGCCCGAGAATCACAGTCAACGAGCTGCTGAAAGACCCCCTGGTCATTCCGGCGCTCATCCTGGATATCACCGCCAACGAGTTCATCATGGACTCGGTGCTGCGGATGGGCGGCGCGGCCCCTTCCGGCGCGGTCCGCTACTCGGAGTCCACGCCGCTTTACGCCGACGATTTCCCGGAGATCAGGCCCGAATTCGGTGAGGTCCCCGTCGTCCCGACGTCCATCGGCGTGCCCCGGGTGGTGTTCACTCACGAGCGCGCCATGGCCATCATGGTGTCCGACGAGATGCGGCGCAGGCAGGCCATCGACCCGGTGACCCGGCAGCTGCTGCAGGTCAAGAACACGATGGTGTACTCGTGGAACACCGCCTTCTACTCCGCCGTCGTGGCGAACGCGTCCATTCAGACGCTGGCCGTGGCCAATCCGTGGGCGAGTGCTTCGGCCACTATCCGGGCGGATATCGCGCAGGCCGTATATCTGGTCGAAAACGCGAATATCGTGTCCCCGAGCGGGGTAACACAATGGCTCGGATTCGAAGCCGACACGCTGATAATCAACCACGGGACCAAGAACACGCTTCTGCAAAGCTCCACGTTCGCGGCGCCGTACATCGGCGATATCGCGTCGGAATCCCTTCTTTACACGGGGACTCTGCCGCAGAAGATATTCAACCTGGACGTGCTCGTGTCCCGCCAGGTGCCGGCCGGAAACGCGATCATCATGCAGCGGAACCGGGCCGGTTTCTACGCCGATGAGCTGCCTTTCATCGCAGGGCCGCTTTATCGCGACGAGAGCCGCAAGACCTGGCGGTCGGACACTCAGCGTAGTTCGGCCGTAGGGCTCGACCAACCGTTGGCCGTGTCTTTGCTGTCCGGGGTCTGATTTCGAACACATAACCGAGTACGGAGAGTTACTATGAGCCGGGAACGCGAACGGGACGGGGGGCGTGACGAGATGACCGCGCTGGCCGAGACCGTACGTGAACTGCGGGAGGAAGTCGCCAGGCTTCGCGCCGGGCAGGCCGCGCACCACTGCTCTTGCGTGCACTACCACTGGGCCGGCTACCCGGCGGCCCCGTCTGTGCAGCCGTACACCCCGCCGTACACCATCACCTGCGAGTCCCCGGTGTTCAGCACCGTCACGACCACCAATGTCCCGCAGTACCAGACCTTCACCCTGAGCAACTGAGGAGACGGAATGGCAACCGCAGTCACCGAGCCGGCACCGCTTTCCGCCGAGGAAACAGCCACCCTCGACAAGCTCCTGGCCCGCGCCACGGGCGCACCCGCCACCCGCGTAGGCGAGCCCTACCAGGCCCTCATCTGCCTGAGTGTCCCCCGCCGCGGCGACAAGGACCGGGCCACCGATCTCGTATACCCCGGTGAGATCGTGCACCTGACCGAGGAAGAGGCCCGCCAGTTCAACCGCAAAGGCGCGCGGGACGGACGGCAGGTCGACGTGGTGCGGAAGGTGTCCGGGCCGGACGGCACGCATGAGCCGGTCCCGGTAGTCCCGCCCCGCGCCGTGTCCGGCCGCCTGTTCCGGCCGACCACCCCGCCTCCCGGTTCGGACGCCCCCCGCCCCGACCCGGACGGCTCGAGCGCCGTCCAGTTCCTCGCCGGGGACATGGGGAACGCCCCGGAAGGTTCCGAGGCTTCCCGCCCGGACGCGTCGGAGATGGCCGCGCACCTGACCGAATCGGCGACCGACGCCGTGGATCTCCCGCCGTCCCGCCGCGTCCGGCCGCAGGGAAGCCGATAACCCATGCCCTGGATCGGAGGCACGATCGAGCCGCTGGAGGTAGCCGGCCTGCGCTGCCCCCGCTGCTGGTTCGCGGGCCCGATGGCGCCGTACGCGGCGCTGACATACCGGTGCCTGCGGTGCGAATGGCCCTTCACGCTGGCCGCCCCGGCTGTCTCCTCCCCTGCCGTCCCGCTGACCGCCGTCCCGGTCACGAACGCCACGGGCACCGTCGCGGCGGTCACCATCACCGGCGGCACCCTCACGTTCGTGTACGTCAACGCGGTGCAGGCCGGAACCACGGCGGGGACGTACCTGGTCCCGGCCGGCGGGACGATCTCGGTCACGTACTCGGCCGCGCCGGCATGGGCGTGGGCGCTGCCCGCGATCTCCGCCGGCGTGTCCGCCGGGGCGGCGGCGCTGCCGTTCACCGCCGGGGGCACCAGCTTCACGGCGGGGCAGGTGCTGATCATCGACCCGTCCGGCACTTCTGACGTGGCGGTCGTCACCGGCACGCCTACAGCCACTTCCGTGCCGGTGGGCGGGATGGAGCTCGCGCACCTGTCCGGGGTCCTCGTCACCGTCGCGCAGCTCACCCCGGCGCTGGCCGGCGACGCCGTACCGCAGACCGCCTACTAGACCGCAGGGGGGTGACCGCATGACGCTGAACCGGTACATAGTGACATCCGATGTCACCATTGCCGCAGGCACCGGCAGTTCCCCGGCGTCAGGACCGGCGACCTCGGCCAGCGGAACCACCTCCGCGGCACCCGCAGCCGGGACCGTGATCACCTCCGAGGCCGCCGCGACGGGAACGTTCCTGCTGTCCTGGACGTGCACCCTGGCCTCAGCCGCAGCGGCCGGGGACGCCGGCAACTTCGGCCTGTACTCCGGGACGACGCTGCTGGCCACGTCGGTCAACGCGGGGACCGTCGGGTCCTACCCGCAGCAGGCGGTCACGACCTACATGGGGGCCGGCGCGGCGGTCACCGTCCAGGTCATCGCGGCGGGGTCCGCCGGGGCAGTGTACAGCGCGGCACTGACAGTGACGCCGCTGATGGCCGGGGACACCAAAGGGGCCGTGGCGTGGGACGGGTCCGGGTCGCCGGCCGGATGGACGCCCGGCGGGTTCCCCGTCAAGTTCCTCCAGGGCACGCCGCTGATCCTGGACCCGGCCGGGGATCTGTACAGCGCGATCGGGGCCGGGAACCTGCGGGCCTGGGTTGACGGAACCGACAACGTCTCCCACGGGAGGTGGGGATGTCTCGGGAACTAGGCCCGCGACCTGCGGGTATTCGCCATCTGCTCGGCCATTGTGGCCCAGCGGATGTTGCCGGGGCGATAGTCCCCGTCGTTGTCTGGCCACCGGTCAAGGCTGTAAAGAGCCGTGCCGCTCGGGTATTTGCCCTCTGGTCGCGGCCCGATCTCGGCCTCAACGTCGGAGATGAACGTGGCCACGTCATGCCAGGGTTCATAGACGCGGATGCCGCGACCGCCCCAGTTCTTATAGCCCGGCCAGTCCTCGGCGTAGCAGCGGCGCATCATCGCCGAGTGGATGCGGTAGAGCGGGTTAGCGGCGAGTCCGTGCACGTAGTTCACCGGCGGCGGCTTGCGGTTCGCCTCGCGGCGGGCAACCTGCTCGGGTGTCTGCCTGGCCCGCATGCCGGAGGCAAACTTGCGCCCTTCCTCCGTCCTGGCATACATGGGCTTGGGCTCTTTGCCGGCCTGCGACTCTGCCCATGCCGCCCGGCGGCGGGCGAGCCGGGTTTCCCGGTCGGACCACCTGCCGTCGCCCTTCTTGAGGCAGCCGCACGACCTGTTCCGGCCGGACACCAGATTCGACAGGGCCACCGTGACCGTCTCGCCGCAGTCGCACAGGCACACGGCAGCGCGCCAGCCGAACGGCTTGGACGGCGTGCAGCCGATGCGGGCATCGGTGCTCTGCACCACAAGCCTCTCGAATCGCTGTCCTACCTCAACGAATATCCGCTGCTTGGCCCCCTTGCCGCTCACTTCTGGCCGTCATCCTCGGGCGGCGGGAATGCCGCCGCCAGGCTGTCGCGTACGACTGCGCTGACCGACCGGTTCTCGGTGTACGCGGCCAGCCTCAGCCGCTCATGCAGCTCATCTGGCAGGTCAATGGTGATCCGTTTCATGGAATCAATGATACCAGAAATTACGCAAACCCGTAGTTTCGCGTCACAATGCACCATTCCGGAGATGGCCTCATGATCATCCAGCCTGCAGTACCCGCAACCTCGCCAGCCGGCCTCACTAACACCGCGACGAACACCACCGGCAACACCGCGCTGGTCTCAGTGGGTGCCAACGGGGCGACGATGGCCAACTACTGGGTCGGCGCCGTCTCGGTCGCGACCACCGCCACAGCGTTCATGATGA